CATCGTTCAATTGAAACACGATGGTTCGGCTTTTAGCCTGAGCTAATCAATTAGGGCCGGGGCCTGGTCCCCGGCCTTTCCAATTTCATTCAATCTAAAGGAGGCCAGCAATGGCTTATGTAGCAGGCACCAATGCCCCGATCTTGCTTGTGACGGGTGTCAGCGGTGGACCGAATGTTTGGTATTTCGCGCACGCTACCGACCCTCATACCGATATCGATGCTGCCGGGTATTTCTCGGACGGCGCGACATTCGGCTTGAAGGCGAACGATATCATGTTCGTGATCGATATCGATACCGCGACTTGCACGATTCACCACGTCCTCAATGCGACGACGATTGGCGCGGCGACCCTCTCTTAATAGCGAGACGCCAAGCCTAAACAAAAGTGCGGGCGGGCCATACAGGCTCGCCCGTTTCTATTTCTACATCACGAGGAAAAACATGGCCGATAACTCGCCTAAGCGCCGTCTTATGGACAGTCGGTTTGCTGTTGCGTCATTCCGCTACAATCGGTGGTCCGCCGATCTTGACGAGACGCAGACGCTTGAAGATGCGTTGGAGCCTTCGTTCTGGTCCAGCGCCGTCGATAAGATCATGGGCCACGATAAGCTGAACCCCAAGGGGATTGGCGACATTATCGAGGTTCGCAAGCGCGATACGGCCCTATTCGCAGAATTGATGGTCCTTGAAGTCGGTCCCGGCTTTATCAAGGTCGATCTGATCCGCAAATATGAGCCGCCTGCCGTCCCGGTTATTGAGGACGCTCCGTTCACGACAAAGTGGAATGTTGGCCGCCGCGCCCATGAAGTCATCCGCAAGGGCGACCATCAGGTGATGGCGAGCGGCTTCCAGTCGAAAGACGGTGCTGCTGCCTGGATCGCCAAGCACATGACGGCGATTGCGGCCTAGCTCCCATGGGCACGACAAAACTCGAAGTTTTCAACGAAGCTCTGCTCATTCTTGGGCAGCAGAAACTGACCGCGACAACGGATGCTGTCGCGGCTCGGTATGCGTTGGATGACGCCTATGCGATTGGGCTGAACTACTGCCTTGAGCAAGGCATGTGGAACTTCGCAATGAGGACCAGCAGCCTGACCCAAGCGGGGGCTGGATCGTTTGGGTTCACGTATTATTTTTCAAAACCAAGTGATTTTGTCAGGCTTTTCCAGGCTGCCAACAATGCGTCGTTCGATCCGCAATTTGAATACGACTTTGCGGACCAGGCGGCCAAGTTGCACGCCAACGTATCACCTATTTATATCAACTACCTGTCGAATGATGCGACCTCTGGCGGCGGCAATCTGACGCTCTGGACTAGCTCATTCGCCAGGTATGTTGCCTACACACTAGCCGCCCATGCCGGCTTCCGCATTACCGGGAGCCATGACCTCGCCACGCGGGCAGAGGCGGCGTCAGATCGCGCTCTCGAAGTCGCCCTAGCGGTTGACTCCCTGCAAGCCCCGCCGGGCCTTCTGCCGTTCAACGCACCAGCGCGCAGCCTAATCAATAACGACGACCGCCAAATACAAGACAGTCGCGTCTATGGCGCGCCTGGGAAACTGCCATTCGGTCGGCCACGCCCCGTGCCTCAGCAGGGCAATAATCAATGACAACCCAACTCATACTGTACAACGCCGCCCTTAGCCATCTTGGGCAGCGCCGCATTGCGGCGGTGACTGACCGCATTGATTCTAGGCGGGCAATCGATGACGTGTACAGCACGACCCTTGCTTATTGCATGGAGCAGGGGTTCTGGAATTTCGCCATGCGGGCGAGGCTGTTGGATTCTTCGTCGTCCGTTACCCCGGATTTTGGTTACACGTATGCGTTTCTAAAGCCGACCGATTTTGTTCGGCTGCTATCTCTGTGCGGCGACGAGGCCATGAATGTTCCGCTTCTGCAATTCGTTGACGAGGCTGGATATTGGTACGCGAATATCGATCCGCTTTATGCCAAGTACGTCTCGAATGATGCGTCATATGGATATGATCTGACGTTATGGCCGGAGTCGTTTGCCAATTACGTCGCATTAAGGTTGGCGGTTCGGGTGTGCGAACGGATTACCGGGAAATACCCGCCCGACCGTTTGCTGCTTGAAGAAAAGCGCGCCCTTGCTAGTGCGCGTTCCAAAGACGCGATGAACGAGCCGCCCGGCTTTCCTCCGTCTGGAACGTGGGTCAATTCGCGCACAGGTGGCGGGCCAAACCGCACTCGTTGGGATCGGCAGTCCTAGACGATGGCCCGCATTAATACTCCGCAATACTCATTCAATAGGGGTGAGGTTGCTAACACGGCGTTGGCGCGCGTCGATATCGAGCGGATGCGCCTGTCTGCTGATATTCAGGTGAATTGGCAGCCGCTTGTCCTTGGCCCGATGATGTTGCGGCCCGGTACTCAATACCTCGGCGCGACGAAAAATCAGGCCGCGTCTGCGCTGCTTCCTTTCGTCTTTGCCAATAACGATTCCGCGCTGTTGGAATTGACCGATAGCGTCATGCGGATTTGGAACGTTGACGTTTCAGCCGACACCGAAACGCTGGTCACGCGCCCGACCGTGACGACAACGGTCACGGATGGCGATTTCTCGGGGTCGAGCGGATGGACGCTGACGACAACCGGGACCGGCGCAATAGCGACAATTACGAGCGGCGGGCTGCATCTGCGGTCCCCTGCTGTTGGTGGTCTTGCGCAAGGCAAAAGCACGGTTACGATTGCCGGCGGTGATCAAAACGTCGTTCACGGCTTTAGGATCGATGTTGACTATGGTCCGGTCACGTTCCGCGCCGGTTCGACTGACGGCGAAGATGACTATATCGAGGAAACGGTTCTAGAGACCGGCATTCATTCACTGTCATTCACGCCGACCGGCGGAAGTGTTTATATCCAGTTTGAGACGACAACCGCGCCGAACAAGGTTGTCAACGGTATTACGATTGATGCCGCCGGAACGCTGGAAATCCCGACGCCTTGGCTTGCTGCCGATCTCGGCAATGTCAGGTATGCTCAATCGGGTGACGTTGTTTTTGTGGCCTGTGACGGATACCAGCAGTACAGGATCGAGCGGCGCAATACTACGTCCTGGTCGGCGGTGCTTTACAAGTCGGACGATGGCCCGCTGCGTGTTGCCAATCTGACGGATACGACGCTTACGCCAAGCGCGCTTAAGGGCAACGTTACTATAACCCCAAGCCGCCCGGTGTTCTATTCCGATCATGTCGGGGCGGTGTTTCGCCTATTCTCTAGCGGGCAGACGGTCGAGGATTCTCTTGCTTCTGTAAGCTCGCATAGTGACCCGATCAGAGTAACCGGCGTAGGCGATGCCCGCGTTTTTCGCTTTACCATTTCCGGCACTTGGGTCGGCACGGTCCGATTGCAGCGGTCGCTCGAATCTGAGGATTCGGGGTTTACCGATGTTGGCAGCACCTTCACGACGAATACCACGGATACCTACGACGACACCTACGACAATTTGATTGCATGGTATCGGTTTATATTCAGAGAGCGAACCAGCGGAACTGCGGAAGTCAGTCTAGTTTATACTGCTGGCGGCGGCGCTGGATATGTAAGGGTTCAATCCCTATCCAAGCCTGAGCTTGCGATTAACGGCGCAATGGCGGCCGATACCGATTGGACTAAAGGAACGGGCTGGACCATCGCGGCCGGTGTGGCTAGTTCGGACGGAACGCAAGCCGCCGACTCCGATCTAGTCAATATCTTTGATAGCGACATAGCCGTAAACGGTACGTTCACCACCGATAGCGATTGGACCAAGGGGACTGGCTGGACTATTGCCGCTGGTGTGGCGACTTGCGACGGTTCTCAAAACCCCGCCACGTCGCAACTAGCGCAGGCGAACACGGGAATTATTGCCGGTTCATCCTATGTCGTTGCCTTTACGCTATCGGGCTGGACGGCTGGCACAGTCACGCCGATTATTGGTGGAACGTCAGGCACTGCTCGGGGAGCTAACGGCACCTACACTGAGACGATTGTTGCCGGTGGCTCTGGCGCAACTATCGTATTCCAGGCTTCCGCGACATTCGCTGGCAATATCGACACCGTAACGGTCGGAACGTATAACAATTCGTCTATCCTTGCGGGCGCTGCATATACGGTCGCCTTCACGGTGTCGGGCTATACGGCGGGCAATGTGTCGGCCGTTCTTGGCGGCGGTACTGCTGGAACGTCGCGCGCGGCAAACGGTACATTTACAGAGATTCTATATGCCGGCGCAACGGGTGCGATCACAGTCCGCGCCGATCTGGATTTCATCGGCTCGATTGATAACGTATCTGTTAAGGCCGTGGCCGACGTGGCGAGTGTTGAGGTCCTTTCGACGCTTTCCAGCCTAACGCCAACGTCCGACTGGGCGGAAGGCGATTGGTCGGACAAGCGCGGCTGGCCTAGCGCAGTGGCGTTCTTTGATGGGCGTCTATGGTGGGCTGGGCGGGATCGGATTTGGGGGTCAATCTCCGACAATTATTCCAGTTTTGATATAGATTACGAGGGCGATTCCGGTCCTATCAATCGCTCGGTTGGCTTCGGTCCAGTCGATACGATTAATTGGCTGCTGCCTTTGGCGCGGTTGATTGTCGGGCGGCAGGGTGCCGAAACATCGGTGCGATCCGGTTCGTTGGATGAACCGCTAACCCCGACTAACTTCACATTGAAGGACTGTTCGACACAAGGGTCATTTAACATTGCGGCTGCAAAGGTCGATACGCGCGGCGTATTTATCCAGCAATCGAATAGGCGCGTTTACTCGTTGGGCCTTTCCAGTGAGGCACAGGACTATGTCGCTCACGATCTAACGCGGCTTAATCCCGACATTGGGGTTCCGGGGTTTGAGTATCTCGCGGTGCAGCGCCAGCCTGACACGCAATTGCATTTTGTGTTGAGTGACGGCGTTGTTGCAAATCTGGTCAGCGATCCAGAGGACGCCGTTGAGTGCTGGTGGAAATTCGACACTGCCGATGTTCAAAGCACGGTGGAGTCTGTTTGCGTCCTGCCTGGGACGCTAGAGGATCGCGTCTATTACATCGTCAAGCGGATCATCGGTGGCGTCACTAAGCGATACCTTGAGCGGGTGGCGCGGCGCGATCAGTGCGACGGCCTGCCGGAAGCGCGGCTATCCGATAGCCACATCATCTATACGGGCGGGACCACGACGGTTACCGGGCTATCTCACCTTGCGGCTCGGGAAGTTGTCGCCTGGGGATGGGATGACGACGGAACGACGGGTAACGATTGCGGAACGGGCCTGAATACGGCTAGCTCTCTGACGATCACAAAACTCACGGTTAGCGGCGGCGGTACTGTCACGATCCCGACCGCCTATGACAATGTTTGCGTGGGGTTGCCATACATCGCGCGGTTCAAGAGCGCGAAGTTGGCCTATGCGGCGCAAATGGGCACCGCGTTAAACCAAACCAAGAAGATCGACCGTATCGGTTTGATCCTGGCGAACACGCACCACCAAGGCGTTCGGTTCGGGCAAGATTTTACGACAATGGATGATCTGCCATTGGTGAAGGACGGCGCGGCCGTGACGGCCGATACCGTACACGACGAATACGACGGTGTAATGACGACACTCAACGGTAGTTGGAATACAGATTCGCGGCTTTGTCTCGTCGCGTGTTCGCCACGTCCGGCAATGGTCATGTCCGCTGTGTTGAACATCACCACCAATGAGACGCCGTGAGCAAGGTTGTATTGCGGTCGGCAACTCGTGCCGACGTTGACCTAATGATTGCCGATTTGCCATTTAGAATTCGCGGGTACGCCGCAGAACTTGACGGGAAATTGCTCGGTCTTGGCGGCCTGGCGTTCTTTCCGAACGGGTCGGTTGGGGCGTTTCTGATGATGAACGAAGGCGCGCAACGCTACAAAATGAGCCTGCACAAAGCCGGGCTGAAAGTCATTGAAGATGCGCGACGGCTTGGAATTAAGCGGGTTGTCGCTATGGCGCAGCCCGGTGTTGAGCCGGCGGTACGCTGGCTTAAGCGGTTGGGGTTTGAAGAAATGACTGTAGACGGCGAAACAGTTTTCGCGTGGCAGGGCTGACACCATGATTTTCTCAATGGTTTTGGGTGCCCTTGGCGCGGCTGCCAGTGCGGCTGGCACTATTGCGGGCGGCAATGCTGCGCTCGCGGCTGGGCAGCAGGCCAAGGCTGCTGCCGAATTCAAGGCAAAGCAGGAAGAACAGGCGGCCAACGAGGCGCGGGCCGTGTCGCAACGCGGTGCGCTAGAGAAGCGCCGCGAAGGCACGCTGCTTAATTCCAAGTTGCAGGCGCGGGCTGCTGCGTCGGGTGGCGGTGCGGATGATCCGACCGTCGTTAATCTCGGCGGCAATATCGCCGGGCGCTCCGAATACGATGCCCTGTTCGAAATGTACAAGGGCGAGAACCGGGCGCGCGGCCTGGAGGATACGGCGGTTGCTACTCGCATGGCTGGCGATGCTGCATTGGCCGAAGGCGAAATGAAAAAGAGCGCATCGTGGTATTCGGCCGGTGGAACGATCATAGGCGGAATGGGGTCAATGTATAAGACCTATAACAAGGTTCCTTCTTATAGCTCGGGGTACGGCTGAACGTGGCAAAGCTCCCCGACGATACCGCACTAGGCCAGATTGGTTTCGGCGCTAGCGGCCGACCGATTGCGACCATTGATACCAGTGGCTATGCGCGCGGCGCTGCGGCTATGGCGCAAGGCGCGAAGAACCTCGGCGCTGGCCTTATGAAGGCTGGTGCGGACGTTGGCGCGGTTGCTGCTGCCGATCAGGCACTTAACGAAAAGATTGAGGTTGCGCGGGCTACGTCTGACTTCTTGACTAAGAAGGTCGAGCTTGATTCGTCTCTTTCGAACGAGACAGAATATAAAGACCTGCCGACGAATTACGACAAGAACATAACTGGCGTGTTCGAAGGCGCGGCTAGCAATATCAGCAACCCAAAGACCCGCGAACTGTGGAAGCTTTCACATGCCGACGATGTGGCGCGGGGTAGGGCTTCTGCTGGTGTTCGGGCAAACTCTTTGTGGAAGGACGAGACGTTAGCTGACACCAATCGGCGAATTGAGGAAACTCGGTTGGCGGCGCTCAAGTCCGGTGATCCGGCTGAGGTTGATAGGCTGATCAAGTCAACTAACGACCAGATCACGCTTTTAGCTGAGAAGGGCATCATAAGCAAAAATACTGCGTATATGACGCAGAAGAATTGGTCCGAAAAATTCTCCATTGACAAGATCGAGACATTGCCAGCAGGCGAGCGGGTCAAGGCATTAGATGGTGCTGGCAGCACGGATATTGGCGGCGGCCCGTTTGATGTTCCGAAACTACAGGGCGAACATTCGCCGGTTGAAATCGCGCGCAAGTTCGAGGGCCTGAATGAGACCCGCGACCGAGGTACAATCGCCAGCTTTATCGAGAAGTCATCCGGCAAAAGGGTTGACCCGGCTAAGACCGCTTGGTGTGCGGCGTTCCTCAATGCGGTGATGGGGGCCTCTGGCCGGGCCGGAACGGGTTCGCTAATGGCCCGTTCGTTCCTTACATACGGCACGGAAGCAAAGTCTCCTACCGATGGCGATATTGTGGTGCTTAAGCGCGGCGATCCGAACGGACCATACGGCCATGTCGGGCTTTTCGTCGGCACTACTGAGCGCGACGGGAAAACCTTTGTCCGCATTCTGGCTGGCAATCAACGGAATGGCGTCACAACGTCTGAGTTCCCGGCTGAACAGGTCCTGGGCTATCGCCGTCCGCCGGAAGCCGGTAGCGTTGCGCCTCCTGTTGTCGTTGAAGCCAATAGCGGCCTAACTCGCGTTGCTAGTCTATTGCCAGAGGACACCCGCGTAAAGATGCGGGATGCTGCGCAGCGTCAGGTCGATAGCGCCAATGTCAAGATTGCCTCCGAACAATCGGAAATGTGGGAGCGCAAGATTATCGATGCTGGCGCTGGCAAGGCACCACTGCCAAACCGCGTTGATATTGAACAGGATGTGGCCCTAGACGAGCCGCGCCGCAATGTCCTGCTGAGGCAACACGATGCTGCGGCCGGCGACGTTGCGGTATTTCAGAACGTCCTGACCAAGTTCAAGGAGGGCGGCTCGTTCAACCCATACGACCCGAAGGAGTCGAAAGCGGTTGACGTGCTTTATGCTCACCTGGGCGGGAATACGGCTGCGCTCAATGCTGTAGTGGATCGCACTGGCATATTGCCGCAAACGGCAGAAACGGCGATCCGTGGCGCGATCATATCGAATGACCCTAAGCGGGTAGTCGAGGGCCTTACGGTATCATCGAACCTGATCGCAAAAAACCGCAACATATTCACCAACGCTAAGGGCGGGGCTGAGATTGAGAAAAGCGCCGTAGCCTTTAGGCATATGGTCGATGACTTTGGCATGACCGCCGACGAGGCGGCGCAGAAAATCATCGTGCAGCAGACGCCAGAATACAAGGCAAAGACGGCCGCCAAGATCAAGAGCGAGGACGTTGACGCGCTGATTAAAAAAGGCGTGTCGGATGGCGATCTAAAGTCGGCGTTCAATGAAAGCATTCTGCCAATCGGGTTCAGGCCGAATATCGAATTTGACCCGCGCACTCGCCAAGAGGCGCTAAGAGACTTTGCCGAGCTAGTGAAGGAAAACTATCTCGAAACTGGCGATATGTCGCTGGCCAAGAAACAAGCCGCCGAACAAATGAAAAAGGTGTGGGGCACCACATCGATTAACGGCACCGATACGGTGATGCGCTACCCGCCGGAAAAGTCTCCGGTCTATGCTGGTATTGAAAACCCCGCTGAAAAGATCGCGGCACAGGCTATTGCTGCGGTGAAGGATGGGGCTGGCGCGGAAGTCGAGCGCAAGGGGCTTAGGCTGATGCCGATCTCTGGCGTTACGGCACAGGCTTACAAGTCGGGTGAACCGCCGCCTTACATGCTGATGTGGACCGATAAGAACGGCGTTGTACAAACGCTCGCTCCCGGCAAGGCGTTTATTGCTGATCCGAAGGCCATGCGCGATGTTCAAACATCCGAACGCAAGGACAAGTTTGATGCCGCCTCTGCCGCACGGGCGGGCTCGCGACCGATGCTGTGGGATCAAGTGCGAGAATCCGCCAAGGAACAGTCC